GCCGTAGACCAACCGGCCTATGACGCTACTTCAATATCCGCGCGAAAAGTCCTTGATCTGGAGAGGGAGAGGATGGCAGCCCTGGAGAGGGCACAGGAGCTGGAGAGCTTCAACGCGAGGAAAAGAGCCCTGTTGTTAAAGACCCTAACATATTAAGGAGGTTGAAAAGATTGAAAAGAATAGATGAAATTGAAGCCCGGATGCTTGAAATCCGCAGTATCTTAGAAAGTGATGCAACCGATATTGATTTAGATGCTTTAGAAACCGAACTCCGCGACTTAGGCGACGAAAAGGCCCAGATTGAAAAACGGCGCAGTATGTTTGAATCCATAAACATTCAGCCGAGGAAAGCTGACCCGACTCCCGACCCCTCACAGGAACAGGAGTTCCGTGACTTTGGGGAGTTTTTGCAGACCGTGAAATACAATCCCCATGACCAGGCTTTACGGGCCAAAGAAATGAGCGATAAGACCCAGAAACGCTTTATGAATATGGGATTTGGTGCGAATGGTGGATTTATAGTTCCCGAGCAGTTCTCCAACCAAATTAAAATGGTTGATGATCAGGCAGCTATATTCCGTCCTAGAGCTCAAGTCATCCCTGCTGGGGATCCTCCAGATGCAGCTATTACCATCCCGGCTCTTGACCAAGGCGGTGCCAACGGCGTTTACGCTGGCGTTCAGGTAACATGGATCGCTGAAGGAGCGCAGAAACCCGAAACCGAACCTGCTTTCCGTGAAATAAAATTGGAACCAAACGAAGTGGCCGCCCATGTAGTGGTAACCGACAAACTGCTCCGCAACAGTGCGGCTGCTGGCGCTTTAGTATCTAGTCTACTTCGCAAGGCTATAATTGCCGCTGAAGAAGATGCTTTCCTATCCGGTAACGGTGCAGGTCAGCCTTTAGGCATTATCGGCCATCCTGCCGCCATCCAGGTAGCCCGCGCCGGTGCTAACCAGATAGCTTATACCGATGTTGTCAATATGTTTGCCCGTGCTAAATTCGGGGGGCGATTGGCATGGATTGGTTCTCAGACCTGCTTGCCACAGTTAATGACGATGGTTGATGCTGGGCAGAATCTGGTATGGCAACCCAATGCCCGCGAAGGCGCACCAGGCACCCTGTTAGGTATTCCGTTCCTGCTGAACGACCAGTCCCCAATCCTGGGAGCAGAAGGTGACTTGATTCTGGTTGACCTCAACTACTACTTGATCAAGGATGGATCCGGTATCAGTATTTCAATGTCCGAACATCCGCTGTTTACCCAGAACAGGACTATCATAAAGGCTTTCTGGAATGTTGACGGTCAGCCCTGGCTAAGCACTCCGTTGCTTGCCCGCGATGGTGTCTCCACTGTAAGCCCATTTGTGGTCTTGGATTAAGGGAAGGGAGGATTAACAAAATGAAATTAGTTGCTGAAAAAGTTAAAATTGCTAATGCTATGGTGCCTGTCAGCGTGAACGGGGCCAGCACTACCCATAAATTTTTTTCTATGGCAGGGTTCTATCGTGTGGCTTTCCATGTTATCGGGGTTGCCGCGTCTATTGCTGATGCTGTGACTATGACACTCCAGACCATGCAGGCCACTGACTCGGCTGGAACCGGGGCCAAAGTTATAACCAATAATACGGCCACCGCAATTGTACCAGTGAAAGTGATCGCCGCCAACGTGGCTCTGGCTAATGCGGCGGCTGGCAGCGTGATTACTATTAATGGACTTACTTTTACCGGAGCAGCCGCCACTGATGCTACTAAGCGTGAGTTCATTGCCAGTGGCAATGATGCAGCAGACGTCACTGCATTAGTCGCCTGTATCAACGATGCTACCTATGGGGTTCCTGGCGTGACTGCTGCCGATGGTGCAGGAAATAGCATCGACCTGATCGTTGACGAACCCGGCGAAACCACAATCACAATTAGTGATGAGTCCGCCGTGTTCACGCCGATTGCTACCGCGCTCGAGGCAATTGTTGAGGTTGACGCCTCTAATTTGGATATTGCTGGTGGATTTGACCACATAGGCTGTTTGGTTACTACCAGTGCAGCGATTACTTGCAGTACCACTGCAATCTTTGACCCTCGTTATTCACCTGGACAACAGGTAGCAGCTGAGAAATACGACTGCGAAGCTTAAGTTCAATGGGGGCTACGGCCCCCATATTTAACCTCAGGAGGTGAGAACAACGAACACATATTTGGCATTAAAAACATTCGGAGCCCATGTTGCCGGTGATAGATTTAAGGCTAATGAGCAAATTGGAGCTAAACTAATCCGGCAGGGGCTGGTATCCTTGGTTGACGATTATGACAATGAGCAGGTTCAGCTGAGATGGAAAAATGAATGTTTGGAAGTCTATAACCGGCAGACCGGACGCGTATTGCTGAGGATACCACCGGGAGGGATAACCGTATTACCTGTAGATATTATTGGAAACGTAACCGGGAACGCCGATACAGCCACAAGAGCAACAGCCGCCGACAGCGCTACTAAGGCTGAGCGTGTGCGAAAGGCTGCTGCTCCAACTAACGCCAAAGCCGCAAGCCAGACCATAGGTGCGGGGCAGGATGGCGAAGTCACTGTGACTGCTGCCGTAAAAGGGGCTGCGGGGAATGACTTAGCTATAATAGTCAGCGATGCTGGGGCAGATGATTGCGCTATGACCGCCGACATTGCCGCAGGAGTGATAACGGTCACACTAGGCAAAACAGCCGCCGCCTTAGAACCTACAAAGAATACTGCTAGTTTGGTAGCCGCTGCTATTGATTCATTGACTGAAGTAACAGCTGTGGCATCTGGGACAGGCAACGACCCACTGGTAGCGGCAGAAGCAAGTCAAGACTTTGTTGGTGGGCAGGACGGAACGCCGGGCTATGAAGGCGAAATCGTAATGGACGCAAGCAGAATCTATCTTTGTACCGCTGATAATACGATTAATGATGCGAACTGGATAAGGTCCGATGCCCTGTTAACTTTTTAGGGAGGTAGCCTATGAAATATATCGTAATTAAAGCCTTCAATGATGGCCTAACCGGGTTTAAGGCTGTCGGTAGCTCCATCGAACTTGATGACTGGCGCGCCGCCAAACTTCGGCGCATGGGACTGATTGGCGGTAGGTATGAACAGCCGATACAGACAGCCGTGATAGTGGAACCGGAAATCCGCGAGGCAGTAATCAAGCCTGTCAAAAAATCGACCAAGGCAAAAAAATAAGGGGGTGGCATAATTGGCTATCCTGGACGATGTAAAGGTGGCTCTGCGGATAGCCGCAACCACTAACAACTTTGACACAGAAATACAGGACCTTATAAATGCCGCCATAGCCGACTTAAAGATGGCAGGAGTGGCAGCTGATAAGGCGGTAGACTCCGACGCTTTAATCAAGCGGGCCATAGTAACCTACTGTAAGTCGCACTTCGGGTACGATAACCCCGATGCCTCACGGTTCTGGCGGTCGTATGAATCGCTAAAAATGCACTTAACATTATCAGCAGACTATAACACTGAGGCGGTGGTGAGTCCATGAGGCATAACCAAATCATTAAACTGATCAATATTATCACCACCGAAGATGCAATCGGCAACCAGATCGCTTCGACTACCAAGCGCACGGTCTACGCCAACGAATACTATGTCAGCCAAAGTGAGTTCTACAAGGCCGCAGTAG